ATCTTGTGTATAGTACACGGATGGAGCAGCACGACGAATATGTTCAATATCTTCTGATGGTGAGTTATTCTGCATCGTACTTGTAAGAGAGTACGTAAATGAGAATGTATAAGTATTACCATCTGCACCAGCGTATGTGAACGAAGATGACTTATTAACAATAGCGCTTGTTGGAATAACAACATCTGCATTAACAGAAGTACGATACCAAAATTCAAAAGTACCACCAGGAATATCAGCAAACTCATTATCACCAAATATAACTCGGATCTGATCTTTATCAAGAGTCTCTATTTCATACTTCTGACGATTGTCGTTTGTATTGAAAATAATATTCTGAGCGTTTGCATGATCAACTTCAATCCACTCACCATATCGTTTACCTTTTGAAATAAGGTGAGGCAATAATTCAGCGTTTGGATCATCAGTAAGAATTACTTTTGTGTCAGGGTTGATGTTATTAAGCCACACGTCCGTGTCATTAATATTATTAACTTCAATATCATAAGTTTGGTTAGGAGTTAATCCATCAAACGTTGCTTCACGACGCTGTAACTCGCCCTGTTTTGTATAAATCAAGAAACCAGTATTGTTAGAACCGTCACCTAAACCATCAGAACCATACAAGATGGTAAATTTAGCATTAGATTCAGGACGCTTTTCTACTGGACCTGTTTCAGTTAAAGTAGTTGGTACCAACTCCATTGGATATGATTGCCCTGCTGCAGTTGTTGAATAACTGAATACAGACTTACCGTTTGCAACAATTGGCTTATTGTTCCAAGAGTATAATTCAAATAGAACATCATCAACTTGAACACGTTCATCAGGAGTAACTGTTCCAAACTCCTGCTCAAGAACACGATTCATAACAAGGAAGAATTGTTCCTTCCAATCAAAATTATTTGAATCGTTCCAAGTTATTTTTCTATTAGCAAGATTACGACCTGAAGAATCAACAACAGACTCAGTTGTTGTAATGGATGTAATCTTTACAAGACCACGAGCTGGAATATTACGAGATGCTTGATAAGAAACCAACTTAGCCAAACGAAGAATAGATTCTTTACGTTGGGCAACTGTAATAAAGTTTTCATGAGCATTTATATCTAAACGATAAGCAAACTGCTCACCAAGATAAGCAAACAACTCAAGAACAGCAATAAATTCACTTGACTCAATATAGTCATTAAAGTCCTCAGGAAAATACAACTTGATATAGTCAAGCATACTCTCCTTGATGGTATTAAAGTCAAAGCTAGCAAAGTTGATTTGCTGAAACGCCTCATATGCACGTTCCCAACTTTCTGCTCGTGATACTATTCTCGTCATTATTATTCCTCAAAATCTATTCTAAGTTCTAACGTATCGTCAACTTTAAATTCCACGTAGAACAGTCTGGCTGACACAAATACAGCATTATTATCGTAGTCGGGTGTTACACTAAGTTCCAGTGTTTCAACACGTGGATCATAGTCAAATACATAGTTGAGCTCGTCGTACAAAGTCTCAAGCATTTCATTATCAAGCGGCTCAAAAACAAGATCTGGTATCTGTGTTCCAAAAGTAGGCATCATTACACGTTCACCCTTACGAGTGAAGATGTGATTAAGTAAATCCATCTTTACAAGCTCTAAATCATTAAGTTTAAAGGTTTTAATCCTATCAAACTCATGAGATGAGTATCCCTTGTATAACCCAACCTTTGCTACCATTTATCCAAACTCCACGACGTTTTTTATATTTATCGGAATGTTACCTATGCCAAAATGGTCCACGATCAATTGTTTCACCTAATTCTGTTTTACCAACATTGGGATCATTATATGTAATTTCTAAAATTCCAGAATCTTTTGTAATTGCAAGAATTCCAGCAGCATCATTAGTAGCTGTATCTTTATCTTGTTTAGCCTTATCCACCATAATGCGACCCCAAGGCTCGTGGAGAGGTACACGGTTTGTGGTATATGCAAACTTCTGTGCTGTTTCAATGATAGTATCTTGTTGTGTTGCTGAAGTAGCTGAGCTTGCTGCTGGTCCATTCATATGAATTTGTGAACCTGTTTGAATTATATCCCCACCTGCTAAATGATTCATTTGACCACCTGATTCAATATTTAATACACCAGAAGTTCCTTTTATATGAACATCTGTGGCTGCTGTCATATACGCACTCATTTGTGTATCAATATGAAGATTCTTATCAACATCGATAGTCATCATGCCATCTGTTTCGATATATGAATTACCAAGTGTTTGGATTCGTGTATTACCATTAGCCCGTAAACTAAAATCTGTATCAGCATGTAAACGCATATCTTCAGTAGTACGCATGTGTATTTGCTTCGCTGTTACACGGAACGCTTCTTCAGTAGTAAAATTAATATCTTGTTTTGCATGGACAGATATACGTTTATCTGTATGAATATCGACGTTTCCATTCTGATCCATCTCTATCCAACACTTACCTTGAGCGGTAGCAATATAGATACGCTCGTTTGTGTCATCCATTAATATTTGATGACCGCTTGAAGTACGAAAACGCATACGACAATTATCAGGTTTATCATCCATTGATATAGCATGAAAACCAGGAGTAGTTAGTGAATAAACTTGTGAATCGTAATTTTTATCAGTTACCTCCGAAGTTAAGTTGGGTGCAACTCTACTTCGTGAATAACCTTGTGTTGATGTTCCTTTCTTTCCATCTTCCTCTGTATATGGAACGTTTTGATCATCTTGTAAAAAGCTAATAACCTTTTCCATAACTGATCCATCAACATGCGAACATTGATTGTCAGCACCACGAGAACGCCACTCAAAATTTGTTGTTCTGTTACCAAAAGCCTCAGTTAAATTGCTATACAAGGGTTGAATAGGTTCTTCTGTAGAAGATAAAGGACCATCTGGTTTTTCAGCTTCTTGATATGTATATCTACCATGTGGCATAGTGTGTGGAAGAAAATCACCATAAAGACAACCTAACCAAATTCTATGTTCTGTATTACCATCAATACAACTAACTAATACCTGAGCACCAACTTTAGGAATTGCCCACAATCCATATGCAACAGGACCATCGGTTGGTGAATCGTTATTAGGCCCTCTTGATCCTGTAGCTGCAAACCCTCCAAGAGGAGTAATATATTTTGCCCATGGAATATCACCAATAGGACTATCAGCATTATCACCTAAAGAAGGACATATAATACGCAACCGTCCCATCTGCTGAGGATCATTAGAATCAACAACAACACCAATTGTTAATTGGTTAAACGTTCCTCTATCAGGACGAAGACTCTTTAGTCTATGAATTACATTTCCAGTTGGTTTCATTTTAATAATCCTTTTGCATTTCCTTCAAGTACTTCTCTTGGTGTTAAGCTTGTAAGCAGAGGACCATTAGGTGTATCTGGAATTGATGCTTGAACAGGTTGAGCAAGAGCTACATAACCAAGAATTTTCTTCACATAATTTCCTGTTTCCCCATCACCGTTCCAAGAAGGAGATGTTACTCTAGCAAATCCATACTTCCTTAAATTACCAAGTCCCGTATTATAAGCTGCAAGCGCTTCTTCATAGCTACCTGTTGCACGATACATCCTTGATAGGTAATTAGTTGCACCATCAATATTCTTAGCTGCATCAAGACGTTCATCTTGTCCTGGGATAGGTGTTTTATCAGGATACACAGATGTTTTTAATCCAACATCTGTTGCTGCTCCTACCATCAATTGGCCCATACCTGTTGCTTTACTATACTTGTTAACAGCACTTGGATTAAAGTTACTTTCTTGTTTGAATAGACCCCTCATCACCATAGGATCGACGTTATATTTGTTTGCTGCAGTCACAATTAAGTCATCATACTTTGAGTACAACACACTAGGCACATTTGTAGAATCAGACTGAACATAAGAAGGTATTTCTATCTGATCAGCAGAAGGAGATTTGGCTTCTGTTGGTGATGGTGGTTCACCAGAAGTTGCATTGTTATTTGAAAAAGATGTTGATACAGGCATAGAGAACAATTCTAATGTTTGTGTAAATTCACCATCGCTAAAGCTGTGTTGAACAGAGTTTATCCTATAATACCCCTGATACCAAAATGGTTCATATACTCCAGGTTGATCAGGTGAAGATGGCATTCTTATTTTTATTTTACAATAACCTGGAATATTACTCCAATCGATAGAAAAATCTTCAGTAGTATCTGCATTGATATTATCGCGTGTAACTGAATCGCGTGGATTGTTGGCTGTTAATGTTGCTATCTGCTCAAGTAATGCTGGATTACCAACAATTTTTAATGTAACACCTATT